GGACCTGCTGAAGTAGAAGCTAATGAAACAGTCACTGTTCCACTCGTACCACCACCACTAATTCCATCTCCTGCCGTAACACCTGTAATATCTCCACTTGAAGCTGCTACGTAACTAAAAGAACCATCACCATCAGATTGAACTAATTGTCCACTTGTACCATTTCCTGATATATTTAATCTTGTTGCATCAACTGCATTATCGGCAATCATTGTTGAACTTACCTCTCCTGTTGAAGATGTACCAATTAATGTTCCTTTATTAGTTGAAACAATAATACCTGTATTTGTTAATGTTAAGCCAAGAGCATTACCTGCACCATCTGTTAGTGCTTGTGCTGAACTATCTATTGCTCCATTATCACCAATTTTAAGTAGTGATGTGTAAGTATCTTTAATTTTATTACCTGTTAAACTTGCCATATTATATTAATTTAAATTTGTTCCCATTCTGTGTTTTCGTGATTCCATTGATGCGTATTCTTATTCCAATATGATTTTAAATGTTTTATAATTGTAATCACTTTATTGCCTATTTTTGCTAATCCTAATCCTTGTCCTAACATATTACTCTATATAAGCTATTATTTTACCTGATGCTACACTTATTGTGTGAAATGTACCATATATAATCATACCTGTTACAAGTTCTAAACTTGTTATTGAAGTATCTCCCCCTGTAGCTGCATTTGAACAAGTAATTGTTGAATCTTCCGATGCTTGAATAGCATTGTATTTTTCACCTACTGTACTCGTTCCTCCTGATGCTATGATTCTTAGACCAAATTCTCCGAATGCTGCTTTTTGATAATTTCCTGAATAATATAAATCGTTTGACATAAGTAATAATTTACTACAAAAATAACAAATTAATTATTAATGGTTTCGACCTTGTCCACGATATTTTTTTTTATAACCTGATTGACCTTTACTTGCATTTTTACTATGGCGACCAGGTCTTTTTTTCTTTGGTTTTTCAACATAAGAAATAAATACTTTTTGTGCCATTAGTTTGATTTGTTATTAAACTTCTCAAAAGTTCTCATTCCACCAAGACCAAGCATACCTATTAAAACTGTCATAAGATGTTCCATTTGTAATGCAGGTGGTGCTGATTCAACCCCAACATACCAAACAAGTAAATCTCTTAATACAAAATTATATGCAAGTGCAAATCCACAAACCCACCCAATGAATGGTCTCCAACCAGCTACAAAAATTGTTCTGTGCTTCGCTTCTTGTTCGTTAATTTGTGCTTGTAATTCAATTAATGTTTGTGGATCAATCTCTTTCCCTTTTATAAGTTCCCTTATTTCAAGACCAAGACCACCAATATTATTTTTATCTGAAAAACCAAATAATGTTTTTAATAATTTAAGCATCTTCATCTATTTTATCTAACTCAAAAGAATGATAAGTTGAATAACCTTTCCCCTCTTTTCTTTTTGCTTGGTAGCAAAGTTTTCTATTATTTCCCTTTACATAAGAAACGTGAATCCAAGCAGGATTATCATCATCTCCTAATTCCCAAATAAGTTTATCAAAATCTAATTCATTTTTAATTATATAAAACAATTCACAATTAGTAATCCCAGTTGCATCTAAATCTATTGCACAACCTTGTATATGTTGTGATGTGCTAACCGAACCTGAAATGGCACTATTTAATTCCTGTGATCTAAAAAAACTATTTACGATAATTGGTTCACCTACAATATCTCTTAAAGGTTCAAAGAACTCATCTGCCAATATTTTCATATTTGCTAATTGTTCATCGTTAGGTGTGTTTTTGATTTTTAATTTTTTAGCAGTTGCAGAACCAAATGCTTCTTTCCAAGATATATTTGTACTAAAGTTTTCTTTTTTAGATTTTGCCATAATTATTAATTTTGTTGAACTCTGTTTGCAATGTCAATAATTGCTCTGTAATAGGTTTTCTCATCATCATCATCATTACTATAAGCAACTCCATTAATGTTGCTTGTAAACTCATTAAAATTGTTTGATGTAAGGTCAAAGTAATCTGTTGTAGATGTCTTAATTAGTTCTAAAATTGATTCTACAATATCATTTACTTGTAATTCTCCACCATCATCAGAAAAGAAAGCAGTAACCACCTCGATTCTTGTAATACATTCTACTATAAAATCACTTTGATTTTGATTTGTTTGTGCAGAATCTGCAGAAGATACAATTATATATGGTTCACTTTGAGTAGATGGAACACGATTATATACAGGTACATTTGCACCACCATAACTTACATTTCCATTTAAGAGTGTAAATATCTTTTGTCTTATAAATCGTATTGGTTCTTTCATTTTAAAGTTCTTTTAATTGCATTGTTTAAATCTAATTTTAATTTAACCAAACCTTTATTAATATTCTTGTAGAAAAATTGATATGCACCCTTAACACTTCCTTTCGCTTTAGAACTTGTCATTTCTTCAACTGCAGCACTATATGGTGCTTTAGATTCTATTGATAAATTTTGATGATTGTAAACTATATTATTCATAAGATTTCCAGTTTTAACTGGTGCATCTTTTTTCATATCTCTAACAATAAACAATGCTCTTTTAGCTATTATCATATCAACCCCTTTATTGCTAAGTGAAGATAATTTGTCAAAAAGTTGTTCAACCTTTCTTGCATCAGATTTATTTAATTTTATGCTTATATCTTTTTCTGCCATTACTCCCTTTTTGTTGCCGTTATTGTTGTGTAATACTTGTAATTGCCATTAAACATATTATTTATTTGAAATTGTCCACTCTCATTTTCAATTTCTAACAGATCTGTCGTTGCAATATCATCAGCAGTTTTTTTTCTAACAGTAAGTTCAATTACAAGGTTTCTATCCCTTTTGCCGTTCTTCGTTGCTATATCACCACCTGTATAATTTACATTAGCCCAAATAGTTGTTTGAGTTGCAAGAGTAGATGAAAACCCTCCAAACCCATCAGCAGTTTTAGATTGTCTTTTAATTAAAACTCTTGTATCTAATTTTCCTGCATTCATTATATAAACATCGTTTTATAACCACTTAATATTTCTTTTACATTTGTAGGAAGATCATTAACATTTTGACCAATTACAAAATCAGTTCTATTATCGTAAAGTGTTGAAACAAGCTGAAGATTTGCTTCAATTAAAAAATTATCGTTTATTCCTGCCGTTGTATAGCTAACAATAACTTCTTTTGATGGCAAACTACCCAATTCAATAATTGTATCATCTAAACCATAAGTGGTATAGTCAGTTGTAGCAGTTCCATCAACAGTTATTGTTTGCACAGAAGCAATCGGTGAAAATGGCAAAACAAACCTTTCATCAACATTCGCTAAATACAACTTTCTTGTTTTAGCAACTATGTCTTTAGTAATGTAGTTTTCAATTATAATCCTGGCTTGTGTTATCATTTGACCTATTAGAGTGTCATCAGCAGCAGTATCAACTCTTAAATATGATTTAGCCGTTGCCGTATTGATTATCTCTGATCCAGTCGTTGCAGTTATCTTGATCTGTGTATGAAAGCGATTTAAAGGATTACTATAATATTTCATTACTTATTTTTTTTGATTTTTTTCTTGTATGCTTGTTTTAGTTCCTTTGTTTCTTTTGTCTTTTTAGTATCTCTTTCTATGATTCCTAAAAACTCTAATATATCTTCTAACATAATTTATTATTTAAAACAAAAATACAAAAAAAATGCACCATAAAGAATACAGTGCATTTAGTGAAAAAGAATAAAGAAAGAAAAAACTATTTAAAGCCAAAGTTATTAAAAAATTTTGAATAATCATTTGTCAAACTTAATCTTACTGCTAATCTTGTTCCATTATTTTTAAAAATAAAAAAACCTTTAAATTTCTCAACCCATACGGCAAAATAATCTACATCTACTTTTTCATAAGTACGTTTCCATTGTACGTGGACAGTTTTTCTATTTTTTTGAAAATCTTGAAATGATGATTTAATCTGTATGCGATACATTTTATCTCCTGTATCAGCAATACAATCATAAACGGAAGTATGCATTAGTGGATAAGAGATATTTATATCTCTTTTAATACATTCAATACCGAACTTATATTCAGCAATACAACCTTTGGAATTGCTATCCACAAAAATAAAGTTACAAAAAAAGTGGCTAACCGAAATTAACCACTCAAAACTCAATTACTATGAAAAAAAACTAATTAACTAAACATTTTATTTTTTTTACTATTTACAACAGTTTCCTCAATATTATAAACTAAAGCTAAAACCTTGAAATAATCTTCTTGGTTAACATCGTTTATGTCCCAATTAGAAGATATAATCTTCATTATTTTCGGTGCTATTTTTTTATTTGCTGCCATTATCTAAACAACCAAAATAAAAAGTTCACAAACATAATTGACCAAAATAAAAACATACCCAATCCCCAACACAAATATTTAAGCACTCTCTTTTGCAGTTGCTCATCAACTGGCATATTAACATCTTGTTGGGTTGCTTTATATGTTTTTTTCATTAGACACTAAATATTACAGATGCCGACCATAAACAAAAGAATGTTGCAATACCTAAGATCATAAAACTCGCAAATGTTAAAAATTCTATTATTTCTTTTTTATTCATTATTTCTAATTTTCCTCAAAGTAAAGCAATATACTTATTATATGCAAATATTTTTTACTTTATTTAATATTCTTTAATGATTATTTAACATTAGGGCATAAAAAAAGGGGGTATAAAACCCCCCTTTAATAATATAATCTCTAATGATTATAGAGCAGCAATCACTGTTGCGAATGAACCTCTACATAGAGCATTTGGAAGATAAGTTGTGAAACCTAATCTTTCTTGAACTCTAACTGTTATAAAGTTCTTTTGAACATTATCAGAATCTTGCTCGAAGAATTCAATACTAATGTTCTCTCTCTGCCAAATCTGTGCAGCTTGACTAAAGTTACCTACAATAAACTCTCCCTCTGCCATTGCAGTTGAGATTCTTACAGGTACTCCCATAAATGTTGGTTGTAGTCCTTGATATACTTGATCTTTAAGGTATCTGTTGTCAGAATCTTTAAGAGTAAGTATTTTGTGGAAATCAGTTGGGTTTAATAAGATACCATCTGAAGTATAGTTAGCTTTTGCCACTTGGTTTAATGCAGTTATAAGTACATCAAATTGTTGTGGGTTAGCAAAGTCAGCAGCACCAAAACCTGATGCACCTGTACTCCATACTGTAGCCGTATTTCTTAATCCGTGAAGATTTGGTGCAACACCACTACCACCTAAAAGTTGGTCATCTTCTACTGCCATAAGTTTATTTGGAACTCTTGCTGAAATATATGAACTTAATTGTTCAGTATCTTCCATCATTTGTCTTGATAATCTTAGGTAAGTACCAATTGTTTCGATAGGTGCAGTTTCAGCAGTTAAGTTGAAATCTGTTTGACCTAAAGCAGCACCCTCTGCCGTAGCAGCAGCACCTTGTGTATAAGCACTTTCTTTTACATATCTGATTAAATCAGAATTTGTAGTTCCTACAGGTACAATTTGTCTTACGTGTACTGCATTACTTGGATCATATTTGAATCCAGGTACTCTTGTCGCTCCAATAACCTCACCAGTATAATCTGCACCAGTTGTCATATCAGCTTTTACTTCAAATGATGAAGCCCTTGATTGACCTTTTTTAAGTCCATCAATAGCACCTCCATCAATCGCATCTTTAATTGCAGATTTGAAGTCCATTGGCTTACTATCTACGGCATTTTTTTTAGCTGCCATTTCGATAATATCCATTCTCTTTTGCATTTTATCATTCTTTTCAAGATACTCATTAGTTAAGTTTGAGATTTCACTTTTAAGTGATTCCTCAACCTCGCCATTTGCGTTGTCTTGTGCCGAATTAAATGCTTTTTCAATTTTAGAATCAACCAAATCTCCGATCTGATCTAATTCTTTTTTTATGTCATCGTTCATTTTTTACGAATTTAATTTATTAAACAAATAATTATATATATCACTATTATCAGCTTTTATCTGTGTCGGCTCTGTAACTTCAATTTCGGTTGGCAAAGTGGCACTATCGTTAAAAATAGATTTTAGCTTAACGAGTTCTGCTTCGATAGCATAACCCATATTGTCAGAAATGTTACCCTTGCGAATTAACTTCACAAGTTTATCAAATCTTTTCAATACTTTTTCCTTATCTACATTCCCTTTTACATCTAATATCATTGCTTCATCATTTGCTGCAAGTGTAACGGCAGAAATCTCATAAAGTTTTACCTCCGTTAGTTTTCTATTATATCCATCTCCCATTCCTGCTTCTTTCTGAAGTGGTAATATACCAACACTATTTTCGGTAATTACTCCTGCTTTCATAAGTTCTAACACATCAGTTCCAAGTTGAGTTTTTGGTATTTTCGCTTCAAACATTAATCCTTTTTCATCTTCATATAGGTTTACCATTTTTCCTAAAGGTTGATCCATATTGTGTTGATATAGGTATTTAACACGACTTCCATTCTCCATAATCGTTTTTGTATATGCACCAGGTGTAATTATATCACCATCGCTATCTACATTATTAAATACTGAACCATACCCCTTTACGATTCCACTCTTTTCATCGGCATCTATTAATTCACCGATTGGACTTGACTTATATATTATGTTTTCCATTTTACAAAGATATTAATTTTAATTGTTTTCATTTTCTTGTAGTGCATCGGTAATAATTGCAACACTACCTGCTGCAACCAAACTATTTACAACACCACCTTGTCTTTCGTTTAAAGTTTCTTCTTTAGGGAAAGGTGCATTGGTGCATCTACAATTAATGACATTTGCAGCACTTCCTGAACTATCACCTGGATAACTTAATTCTTCACCACCAACCATAAATTTTTTATCCATATCAACTACTTGACCATTTGCTTGAATATGATCTATTCTTGTTCTATTATCAAAAGTTGCAATCCATTCTTTTTGAAGATTCTCTTTGCCAAAAACATCAGTAGCACTTTGATTGGTCGCATAATTTGCTGCATTAACACTTTCAGTTCTAACAATTCTTTTTGCATTTACAACCGACATATCTTTAAACTTCTTTCTTAATATTCTTCCTGCTTGTACCTCATTCATTGATTGAAATTCAGTATCTGCCATATATCTGTTTAATGTCTTTATTAATTCTTTTTTACGATTTCCACCAACACTAACAACTCTCGCACCTGCTACTTGACTACCTATATATGCAAACTTTTCATTCCATATATCCTCATATTCAATATCAATGTTTTTAGTAATATATTTCTGAAAGTTTTGAGCATACCACTTAGCAAACTTATTTCCAACCTCTTGATACAATCCTACATAAAGATTTATTAAATCGCTATCCTTAAATTTAAATTGCAAGTCAGGTATTTGTTTATTGGCTTTTAAAAACTCATCGATTATTTGATTGTTTTCACTAACAAGATATTTTACCCATTTCTTATCTTGTTTCACTTCTTCAATGTCTAATTGATTAAGCCAATCCTTATGATAAGTTTTTTTGAATTTTTTAGTCAGCATTTTGAGAAATCTTTTTAGCCCAAGAAATCATTGCTTTACCACCCCAAAGATTATAAGCTACATACCCTTTGTCTTTATAAGGTTCGTTTCTATAATCATCTGATATTTTAGCATTATCCTCGTGTCTTGCTAAAAAGCTATTTATCCGTTTTACAGTATCAAGTGATATTGGTTCTCTATTTGCAAGTTGATTTGCTCGTTTCCAACCAACTTCTGTACCACCCTTAATAACATCACGACCATATTTCTCTCTCCACTCTAACATTCTTTTAGCATTGTTGGTAGCACCTTGTGGGTAATTAGTGTAGGAATCTTGTTTTTTAGTTATTTCTTGATTATTAGTTTTAACATCTTGTCCAATAATCGCAATATAATCTTCGTGTGATGCACACGGCATATAAATAGCATTGCCATTATCATCGTGTGAATGAACACCTGAACAACCTATTGCTTCTGCTCTTTCACTTGCTTCTGTTTCACTTGTAAAAACATCTGTGCGAACCTCTCTCTTAACATCAAGAAGTTCATCGTAATTTACTTTAACACTTTTAAAATCATCTACAATCACTTCATCTTGTAATGGCATTAAATTAGCAGGAATATAGAAATCGTTAAGTTTTTCATTGTCAGCTTCAACACCATAACTCATTGCTTGTCTTTTCTCATTTGGAGTTAGCCACCAAGCCTGACTCATTTGATTAACCACTTTATCCATTTCCTCTTGCATTTCAGAAATACTGGAATAATCAAAGTCAATATATAGTTTGTCGCCATAAGCAGGAACTAACCATCTGTTTAATTCATCTTTGATTTTATTAAGTTCAGGAATTACTGCATTTTGATACAATGTCTTTTTAGCTTCAATTACATTGTTGTAAGTAGAAGATTCGGTATTGTTTAAAAGAACTGCAGGAACAGAATAAATATTACATAAATCCTTAATACTTGCATTGTATTGTTCTATTAGAGATAAATCAGATGCACTCATTCCAAAATTAATCCAAGATAGTTTCTTTGGTGTTATTACAATATCACCTGCATTATTAGAACCTTGATAGTTTTGCTTGAACTTTTCTTTTAATTGTTGTGCTTGAACTTCGTTGATATCCCCCTCATCACTCATAAGCACACCTCTTGCAGTTTGATTCTGTAAATACTTCGCACCAGTTGATACTGCTTCGTTATTCGTGTCTAATGATCTTAAACCTGCCTTTAATGGCGACATTCCGTATAAATGACTACCAGTTCCATCATAATAAGGGTTAAAATCTTTAATGTGGCAAATATCCTCTGCTGCCATCTTATATTGACCATTGTAATCCAATGAGTATGATTTTACTGGATCAAATATTCCACCACTATTAATCTCTACCTTTTGACTTGGCAATACATATAATTCTTTGAATTTACCTTTATTATCACCTGTATCAGGTTTTAAACCATAGATGTAACGATTACCAGTAAGTTTACCAAAAGCAATTATCTCTTGAATCCAAGCATTGTATGATTGTGCAGGATTAGGTCTTGATAGTAGTTCGTGTAATTCAGTATCTGCTACTTCCGACAAAGCGTGTTTCCTTATCATTTCTGCTTTGTGTAATGCAGAACCATTGGCGATACCACTTGTCATTGATTTATATCTCTTTAACTCATTCTGATTTTTAATCTCATATATCTGAAATGGAATTGTCGCAGCAGTTTTTGATATTAAATTAACTATGGAATATATAGTTGAATTGTATTGATACCCCTTTTCGATGTATGTGCTATCGTTTTCAGGATTCCAAATAATACTATTACCTAAGTAGTTATATATCGCTTTATTAAACTCTGCATTAGTTTGTTGAAAATTCTTTGATATGAGTTTCTGAAATCTTGATAAAATTGATGCCATTGAATAACTTTTATTTTACAAAAATACTAATTAAATTACAAAAAAGTTTTCTTTCTTACCAAAGGAGGAATAAACGGCATAACGAATAGAATCCATTAAGTGATTTTCCTTGTCTTGTGGCTTATTTATTATTGTTCCATCTTTTAATTGTTCCCAATAATAGCTTTGATATTCTCGTAATATATTCTTTGATTCGTTGCTTACAATAATATCGTATTCTTTTAATTTAGATATTCCTGCATTTATACTTCCTTGACCTTTTGTTGCAGGTTTTATATATAACCCTAATCTTCTCATCTCCTCAATAGATTTTGGTTCAGCAGAATCAGCATAAGTAATTACCTCGCCATACCCTTTAGCTTTGAGTATATCTACAATATCGCTATTGGTTAAACCCTTTTGATACATTATCTCGTGCAGATACACCCTATCGTGCTTTTTAAAGACAAGAACACAAGCAGTTGGATCATTACTATACCCGTAGTCAATTCCGACTATTCCCTCTACATCTAAATCAAATTCAGGAAATTCATCATAATCAATAAAAGTCCAGTTATTAAATATTTGTCTTGCACTAAAGATTGCTTTTAATCCTTCTCCATATACTCTCCAGTAATCAGGATCACGAAGTTTCATTCTTTCTATCTCGTAAACTAACTCATCTGATAAGAAGTTGTTATCCTTGTAGGTTGTTACCCAAGTATCGCAATCATCTCTTGGAATAAGGTCGTTATAAATCCAATGGATAGGATCAGATGGGTTAAAATCAACAATTAACATATCGGTAGTTCTCATATTGATTTGTCTAAAATCCTCTATGTTTAATTCATTGCCCTCATTTAAAAAAGCAATGTTTCTTTTTCGCCCTCTTATTTTTTGTGGTTCATCTACCGATAAGAATTCAATTAGGTGGTCATTGTATTTAAAAGTATTATCAGCTTTATTGTGAACTCCTGCATAATAGATTCCAGTTTCTTGTAGCACTATCATTATGTCTCGCATCACACTTCCTCTTAATGCAGGTAATGTCTTACGAACGATAGATATTGTCAAAGGTTTCTTAGATGTTGTAATAAGATAAACCAGGTATTGACAAACGGCTACTGTTTTTCCACTTCTTGTTCCTCCTTGATGGACTTTAAATCTTTTTTCTGATTTAATAAGGTCGTAGAATTGTCTATTGCATCTTTGTTCAACTTTCTTGGTGGTGTCCATTCTATAATGGTTGATTTAATTTGATTGTCGTGTACTATCTCTTGTCTTTCAACATAACCTCTTTTCTTTCCCTTTGTCTTTAGAAGGAAGATTGTAGCTGTTGTGTTGCCCTCACTTATTTGTTTGTGCAGTTGTGATTCAGCAAAATCAAGTGCAATGTTCTCAATATCTTTTACTTGCTTTGCAAATTTTTCATCTTTGTTAAGATAGTCATAAAATGTAGTTCTGCCAATTCCAACTTTCTTACAAGCAGTTGTAACAACTCCAAGAGATTTTTCCAATGCTGCGATAATTGCTTTTTTAGTATGTTCGGTTTTGTTTGTTTTCACTTTACAAAAATACATAAAAAAACCCACCGATTAAAGTGGGTTAGTTTTAAAACAATGATATAGGTTATTAAATTGTTTGCCCTACTAACGTATCATTCTTAATATCATCTGCCCATCTTGAATACATACTGATTAATTCATCATAAGTTTTAAAATTATTTACATCGTATGGCATTGAAGAACCCTTTAAAGTCCAAACTCTGTAGTGTGTACCACCTTTACGATCTACCACTTTATATATTTTTGCTTTTAAAATATAACCACCCTTTTCTTCTAATGTAAAATAATGTTGTGTAATTAATGTTTGTTGAGAAAATTCAAAATATTCTGAATGTCCAAAATCTTCTTTTTTTACTAATTTTAAGTTTTTACTTTTTTCCATTTTAATTAATTTTAGTTATTATTAGTTTTTAATTATACTGCAATATAAAGAATATTTTACAATATAAAAAATATTATATGTAAATAATAAGTAAATTATTGCTAACTAATTGATAATCAATGAGAAAAATTTATTCTTCTTCGTTAGGAGTATAGTAATTTATGTTGATTATTACAAAGAAAAAGATAATTTGTATCGTGTGTCGTAGATCATCGGCTATGTATTCCAATCCCTCAATATCCTCATTAGAGTAGTTAAAACCTATCCCAAAACCCCTCATTACAGATATACTGACATCAAACATTCTACAAAGTTAAAGAATTATATTCTTCTTTAGTCCTAATATTTTGAACATACCAATTCATATAATTGTCAAAATCTTCATTATTGTATTTACTGCCTTTTTTTAAATTTTCTAATTTAGTAATCAATCTAAGATTGGTGTAATGATTCAATGCTATAATCTGAAATTCTGTTTTAGCTGCTTTTAAAGGAATTATATGATCAATATGGTGTTGTTTTAAATTTTTATTATTAACAGTTTTAGAATTTTTAAATAAATAATTTTTTAATAATTTATAATTTAAACCAATTATACATTCGTATTTATTATTGCCTTTACTTAATGACCTTCTTAAAGAATGTCTTAATCTAAATTTTAAATCAAAAACATTATCATTTTGTCTTTTTTTCTTTATAGCTATAACTTGTCTTGCAATTATTTTTTTTGAATTTATTTTATAATATTGCCTCTGCAATTCTCTTGCTCTTTCGATATTTTTTTCTCTCCATTTATAATTCTTGCATTTATCGGGATTTAGTTTTCTCCAATTTTTAATATAATTTAAAAGTTTTTGTTTATTATTTTTTATGTATTCTTCATTATATTTTTTTTTATGTTTTTTGTTATTACCCTTTAAAATCCATTTTTTTTCAGATTCAATAAACATTTTTTTTCTGCATTTTATACATTGATTTCTTGTGTAATATTTTTTATTTTTAGAGTAATATTCAGTTTTAAATTCCGTAACTTTTTTAACTTCATTACAAACAATACATTTTTTTTCTTCCATATCTAAAAAGGTATGTTATCTTTTATTACTTCAAACCTTTGTTTGTCTTTATCAATTTCTTTATAAACACCCCCATTGTGAAAGTCAGGTGCTACCATAAAATCGCCTTGTTTACCATTCTCTTTTCTTTTAACCTTTTGCACATATATTTGAACACTATCGCTATCATATATGGTTTTTTGTCCAAGATTACGATAAACAGTAATACAATTATATGCTTTATTAAAAAAGTCAGATGATTGGGAAATATCATAAGGATTCGGAACTCTATACTTTCCATCAACACTTTCCATTTTTCTTGGGTGTGCTACTAAAAACAAATGAGTATTGGTTTGTTGGCAGAATTGGGTAATCTCTGATAATAGTTTTCCAACATAAGTAAAATCTCGTTGAGCAGAATGGTCTAACATATTATAAGGATCAATCACACATACATTTACACCTTTTTGGAATACAAGTTGCTTAAAAGCATCTAAAATGCCTTTTAGGGTTAAGTTTTCGATGTCTATTCGAACAAAGAAAAAGTGTTCCTCTATAAATGTTTTTGTATTGTTTAAATCTTGGGTGGTACATTCTTTCTCATTTACCTTATTTGCTAACCTTTTAATATGCGATTCATAAGGGAATGATTCAGGTGAAAACATTGCTACTCTAAAGTTTTCTTGTAATGCAAGATTAACACATATTTGGTCGATGACATCTGACTTTCCTGCATTTGGAATCCCTGTGCATACAGTCCACTCTCCGAAGCTAATGTTATAATACTCAGTAGAGTTTCCCAATCGCACATTATAATTCTTGATTCCATTCTCATTAAAGTTTAAAACACTCTCCCAAATATCGCTAATATTTAAAACACCCTCAATAGGAAAGTTCTTTGCTTTACTAATAACTTCTCGAAGTTCACTTGCACCTTTGTTGATTAATATATCGTTAGCATCTTTGTAATCGCCAAACTCAACATACTTACACCTACCTTGTCCAAATCTTCTTGCAAGTTCACCTCGAAGTGATAATCCCGCCTGGTCATTATCCGTGCATAATATAATCTCTGTTTTATCCACAAAGTATTCCCAACAATTATCAAGATATTCTAATCGTTGTGATCCTTTAGATGCACCATTAGGAACTGAACAAACACTATAAAGACCTGCTTCGTGTAATGACAAAGCATCTATTTCGCCCTCAACAATGTAAATCTTTTCCATTTCTTTGATATTATCAAGACCATAAAAGATAAGTTCAGCATCTTTAAATAGTTTAAAGTTTTTTTGTCCATCACGATACTTGATGTTTATTAATTGCTTTTCACGATAGTAATTAAAGTTAATTGCTATTCTTTCTTTTTTTACTTGTGGAAAATACTCTATGGATTCGCTAATGTTCCAATTTACGATTGTGGTTTCTGATATTCCTCTTTTAGCAAACCACTTTAAAGTTTTCTCCGATAGTTCAGATTTAACCTCAATAGGTTTTACATATTCTTTTTTTGCTTGAAGATTAACATTACCACTCCAACTACAATGATGACAGTTGAATAAACCTTTTGGTTCATTTATGGATAAGCACCTTTCGGTTTTCTTTTTTCTTGTACTACTGCACTTTGGACAAGTAGTGTGGAACTCACCAGTTTTGAAACCGATGTCGATTCCAAAATCTAAAAATTTATCTTTCATTAAAGTTTTCTTTATAATTATTCCTTTCAACTTCTAATTTATAAAAATTAAATGATTGCATACCAATAATATGAGCATCAGTTGGTACAAAATATTGCCAACCCTTTGACATACCCCTATTGAGATAGTAGAAAAAGAAAACTGCTTTCTTTCCAGTATTCTTTTTAAATATTACCGAAGCCGTGTGATCTGACATTGGAATAACCTCAACAACTTTAAATAATTCATTGTTAAAATTACCCTCACGATTCTTTTTAGAAAAGTTATCAGCTACAACTTCAGCTTTTGCTTTTAGTTCTTTGACAAGTGATTTATTCATAATGAGTGCTAATATATTTTGTTTGATTTTTTACGATTACAAGATTGACATAAGAGTTGTAAATTTTTATAAGTATTAGGACCACCTTTAGAAAAAGGAATAATATGATCAAATTCTAAATTTTCATTCGTACTACATTGAACACATTTACCATTATCTCTGTTCCATACCTTATCTTTTATTTCTTGTTTTATTGTTCTACATCTTTTTTTAGCATTTGAAATTTTATAAGAAAGTGGTTTTCTATTAAAACTTTTAAATAAATTATTAGAATTTAAAGGGTGTTCTTCATTGATGTCCCAAAATTCTTCTCTATCAAAATTTTCAAAACTTAATGTATATGTATTTTCTATGTTACAAAACAATTTCCATTTATTCTGATTATGTTCAAAAACATTTTTTATATCACAAATTATTTCATCAGATTTTAATTTAAATTCTTCATCATTTAATATATAATTGTGATTTCTAAAGACATATTTAATTCTTGAATCAAATAATCCTAAATTAAAATAATTAAAAAAATAATTCCAACCTAAAACTGTTGACCAATCATAAGGAAGATGATATTGACGACTATTATATATATTTGGACACATAATTTTATATTCAATATCTAATAATGGAATTTTAAAGCAGAAAGTGTTTTCTTCAATAATACTATCAAAATCTCTTTCTAATTTCCAATCTTGATAAGAGATATAATTTTCATAAAATTTAAATATAAAATCATCTTTTATATCAAAGACACCATCTTTTAATAAGATGTCATTTTTTGTTAGTTCATTCATCGTTCATTTCTAAAAACTTCTCCAATGCACCAAGTGTTCTCCAAGCAGCTTTACCAAGATGTAATAATCCATCATCATCTAATGGTTCTTCTGTGTGGTCAATTAAATGCCTTACACAAGCATCTAATTCATCTTTAGATTTTTCCCTATCCCAATGAAGTGGTGTTCCAGGATTGTGTTGTTCATTTCCAACATAACTAACTTTAGAAACATATCTAATTGCTTTTGGAAAATATTTTAGAACTCCTGAAAAAACAGGAATTTCTTTTCTTTCTTGATGTTTATTCTTTTTACTCATATATTTATTTGTTTTAGATTCTTACCAAACTTGGCTTCGAATAGGTTAATGTATTTCAAACCATCTTTATTTTTCTTTCTAAGTTTTAAAATGGTCAAAAAATTGTTT